AAAAGATCGCTTCTATTGCGCCTGGTCAGGGCGAAGAAGAAACATCATCAGAAAACAACGTAAAGCCAACAGGCGATATGTCACTAAAGAATAAGGCGTCGATAGCAATGAAGGGTTCTGCAGCAGCATCATCAATGAAGGAAGATTATTCTTCTGAACTAAAGCAATTGTTCGGTGAAGATGTTTCAGAAGATTTTATCGTAAAGGCATCAGCATTGTTTGAAGCTGCAGTTGCTTTAAAGGTTGATGAAATCGAGCAAAACTACGCTGCAACACTTGACGAAGAAGTTGAAGCTATTAGAGCTGAATTGACTGAACAGGTTGATCAGTATCTTTCATTCACAGCTCAAGAGTGGTTAAAGGAAAATGAAGTCGCAATCGAAACTTCATTGAAGAATGAATTGACAGAAGAATTCATTGAAGGCATGAAGTCTCTATTCGCTGAGCACTACATGGAAATTCCTTCAGACAAAGTTGACGTTCTCGAGACTCTAACTACAAAGGTTGAGGAACTTGAAGCACGTCTTAATGAGTCAATCAACGACAAGATTCAATTAGAATCAGCGTTGGCTCATTATGCAATGCAGGAAACCTTTGACGAGGTTTCAGAAGGTCTTGCATTGACTCAGGTTGAAAAGTTCCGCACTATTGCAGAAAACTTAGAGTTTGGCGGTGATATGGATGCATATAAGAAGAAGCTTGAAGTTGTCAAGGAAAATTATTTCTCAGGCAAGAAATCAGCAACTTCAAATATCTTGACCGAAGAGTTTGATAATGGCGACGACTCATCTGCAGCGATTGCTGTAACTGGCGAGATGAGCCGTTACGTTAGCGCTATTTCAAGAACGCTTAAGAAGTAATTTGTTATAAATAATAAATCTTAATTAACCGAAAGGGAGTTAAACTAATGTTAGCTGAGGAAATTCAGAAGAAGTGGGCACCTGTGCTTGAGCACAACGACCTACTTCCAATCAAGGACGCTCATCGTCGTGCTGTTACAGCACAGTTGCTAGAAAACACAGAGCGTGAGCTACGTGTTTCTGGTGCACACAACCAATACCTACTAGAAGGTGACATTCCTGTGAATGCTATTCAGGCACAGGGCGGTTCATCAAACATTGACACATTCGATCCCGTGCTTATCTCATTGGTTCGTCGTGCAATGCCAAATCTTATCGCTTATGACATCTGTGGCGTTCAGCCAATGACAGGCCCAACAGGCTTGATCTTCGCTATGCGCGCTCGCTACAGCAACAATACCGGTACAGAGACTTTCTACAACGAAGTCAATACTGCATTCTCATCTGTTGTTGGTGGTGCAAATACCATCGGTGACAAGAGCGTTGGTCAGTTCCCCGGTAACTCAAACACTGCCGCACTTTCAGCTGTAAACACATACAACTACGGTGCAGGTATGTCAACAGCACAGGCAGAAGCACTTGGATCAACAGGTAACTCTGCATTTACACAGATGGCATTCTCAATTGAGAAGGTCACAGTAACTGCAAAGTCACGTGCTCTAAAGGCTGAGTACACAATGGAATTGGCACAGGACCTAAAGGCAATCCATGGTCTTGACGCTGAAACCGAACTATCAAACATTCTTTCTGCAGAAATTCTTGCTGAAATCAACCGTGAAGTAGTTCGTACAATCAACCTTACAGCTGTTACTGGTGCTCAGGACAATACAACTGCAGCAGGTATCTTCGATCTTGACACCGACTCAAACGGTCGTTGGTCAGTTGAAAAGTTCAAGGGCTTGATGTTCCAGTTAGAACGTGAAGCTAACCAGATCGCTAAGCAGACTCGTCGTGGTAAGGGTAACATCCTAATCTGTTCTTCAGACGTTGCGTCTGCTCTACAGATGGCTGGTGTTCTTGATTACGCTCCTGCTCTTAACTCAAACAACCTAAACGTCGATGACACAGGCGCAACATTCGCTGGTGTTCTAAACGGACGTCTACGTGTTTACATTGACCCATATTCTATCGGTGGCAACTACGCTACAGTAGGTTATAAGGGTTCTTCAGCATTCGACGCTGGTCTATTCTACTGCCCATACGTTCCTCTACAGATGGTACGTGCAGTTGATCAGGACAGCTTCCAGCCAAAGATTGGTTTCAAGACACGTTACGGCATGGTATCAAATCCATTCGCTGACGGTTCTTCAGCAGCCACACAGGGCGCACTAACATTCAACACAAACGTCTACTATCGTCGTTTGATTGTAAACAATCTTATGTAATAATAAGATTCGGGTTAACCGAACACAAAGGAGAGGAGCAATCCTCTCCTTTTTCATTTGATAAATAGTACAAAAGGAGTTGACAGAAAGTGAATATAGTAGAAACTACGCCAACCAATAAGAATTTTCTATCACCACTAGGGTTTCGCTTCTTCATCAAGAAACTACCCAACGTAAATTTCTTTGTGCAAAAAGTAAACGTTCCTGGTATTAGCATTGCACAGAATCCAACAATGCCTAATCCTTTCACTAAAATCCCATACGCAGGTGACCACTTAGAGTTCAATGAACTACAGATCACGTATAGAGTTGATGAGGATATATCTAACTATCTAGAAATCTATAACTGGATTAGAGGATTAGCGTTCCCTGATAATTTTGGTGAGTATGCAGCACTAGCATCTAAAACACCTACTTCAGGTGAGGGATTGAAGTCAGATGCATCACTTATCATAACAACAAATGGCAAGTCGCCAAACTTTGAATGTGTGTTTGAAGATGCATTCCCTATCAATATCTCAAACATTGATTTCGTAACTACAGACGAAACAGTCAACTATATCGAAGCAACTGCGACATTTTTATACACCCAATTCAAAATTTCCGCTTTGTAATTAATTCGTTTTATGTTATAATATGAATTATTTGGGAGTGAGCGAATGAAAATAGAAGACATATATTCTGTATGGGAAAAAGACGCAGAGATAGACATCACCGAACTTGGTGAAGAAGCGCTTAAGATCTCAAAACTACATCATAAGTATTTTCGTATTCTTTCACAGGAACGTCTGCAGTATAAGAAACTAGAAGCAGATCTTAAGATGCTTCGTCTCGAGAAACACGAATTCTATACACAAGGTCCTACGAAAGAAACGATGGACAAAGGTTGGCAACTCCCTGCAGTTGGGAAAATTCTCAGATCGGATGTTAACAACTATATTGATTCTGACAAGGACACAGTTAATCTTTCATTGAAGATTGGTATGCAATTAGAGAAAATGGATTTGCTCGAATCTATTATCAAGACAATAATGAATAGAGGCTATAACCTTAAGGTAGCGTTGGATTGGGAAAAGTTCAAGATGGGAGCAGTATGAAAATAACAAAATACAATGAAGTGTTTCTTAAGGTAGAATGCGAATCTGATATAGCGCAAGAGCTATCTGAATACTTCACGTTCTTCGTTCCTGGTTATAAGTTTATGCCTGCCTACAGAAACAAAATGTGGGACGGCAAAATTCGTTTGTTCAATCCTATGACACGTTTGATCTATGCAGGTGTTATTAAGCATATCGAGTTATTTTGTCAAGAGCGAAAATACGAACTCGAGATTGACAATGCATACGCTGCCAACGAGTTTTCACTACTAGAAGCAAAAGAGTTCATTGCTTCACTTAACCTACCTATGCAACCTCGTGATTATCAGATAGATGCTTTTACGTATTCTGTACGTAACAATAGAGCGTTGATGGTATCACCGACTGCATCAGGTAAATCATTCATAATATATCTACTAACGAGGTATTACAATGCTAAAACGCTTATTATCGTCCCTACGACAACTCTGGTACACCAACTCGCTAAAGACTTCGAAGACTACGGATATGAGTCAGTGGAAGTACACGTTTCCAAACATGAAAGTCGAAAACAAAACAGAAAGTGCCCCACCAACAATGGAAGTAACGGTAGGAGCAGTCGGATCGAAAACCATTCCGGAAATTCCAAAGGGAGCGAATGGACCAACGGAATCCACAAAATCTACTCCGGCCAAGAAAAAGAAACCAACGACCAAATCACCATCACAACGTGGCAAAGCATCTACAAGCAAAACAAAACATGGTTCGAAAAATACGAAATCGTAATAGGTGACGAGGCACATCTATTCAAAGCGAAATCATTGACATCTATTCTGACCAAGATGGAAACATGCAAATATCGCTTTGGATTTACTGGTACGTTGGACGGGACCGAAACACACAAACTAGTGTTGGAAGGGCTGTTTGGTCCCGTCCGTAAAGTCATTACCACTTCTGAACTCATGGAACAGAAGCATGTCAGTGATTTGAGAATCAAAGCGATTGTTCTAAAATATACTGATGAAATTAAAAAACTAATGAAGGATGCAACGTACCAGGATGAGATGGATTACCTTGTTACGAATGCATCTCGAAATAGATTTATTAAGAATCTAACGCTTTCATTAGAAGGCAATACGTTATTACTATATCAGTATGTTGAGAAACACGGTAAGGTTCTACATGACCTATTAAAGGATTGTGGTAGATCAGTGCATTTTGTTCATGGAGGAATTGATGGTGAAGAGAGAGATCAGATCAGAACGATTGTTGAGTCGGACAGAAATAGTATCATTATCGCTAGTTATGGGACTTTCAGCACTGGTATTAACATTCGTAACCTTCATAATATTATTTTCGCTTCTCCTTCCAAATCTAGGATACGCAATTTGCAATCTATAGGTCGTGGATTGCGTAAATCAGATACAAAAGATTCAGCAAC